CAGCAGCACTCTCGGCAACAGCTTGACGCTCGTTGATGTTTGTTTTCAACTCGTCAAGTTTGTCGATGTACTCAGCAGCATAAAAGTCAGACATGGTTACTTCCACATTGGTGTGTGTAAGTTCCATTGGTGTGACATTACCGTTGCGTGATTTAGTTGATGCTGTCCCTGTTCCAATCTTTTGGAATCGAGCAACATTGCCTGTCACATTCGTAGAACGAATGGTATTACGCAGTTTAGAACCCATGCGCTGGTATGCAAGATGCACATCGGTTTCGAACTGCTTAATAAAGGCTTGGTCTATTGTATTAGCCAATTTTAAGTCTCCTAAGTTAAGTTTACGGCATCTTGGGTGTCTGCTTTACATCCTCAACGAAGGTATCCTAATGGGCTTCTCAGTGTATTACGGGCCTTGATAATTTATCTGAAACACAATTTTGACTCGGATTGCAACGCACAAAATCAACATATCGCACATTTTTCCAATCACTAAAGCCAACAGGATGAAAGCCTAACCATACTGCCCAGTTCAACATTGACTCATATTCTTCTGCTATTTGCATAGATAAATCAGGGTATGACTGATCTAAAAATGACATTAATAACTTAGATCCTCGTGCCAGTCCCTTGAAGTTTGTTGTTATGTGTTTTGTAAATAATGCAAAGAGTTGTGGTGGGTCTTCTGAAAAGAATACCCCACTTGCCATCATAATGTTCCACTCTTTGTCTCTTACAATATAGACTTCAGAATCTTTTTGCAGATCGCATAAAGCTTCAAAAATAGTAGAATAACCAAGGTTTGATAACTCTCTTTCTGTTTCTGGGTGCAATATAGAATATATCTCAGGTATATGATGTTCGTAAAAAGGGGTCATATAATACGACCCACTTTGTAATATCTTTACTTCATCCATAGAGTTTCTTAAAACCTTCGTCTACTTGTTTGACAAAGTTCATATCACGTTTAGCTGGAGACCAGTAACGCTCATCCTTCATCATTTCTTGAAGTTCTACCTCATTAAAGTTTGAAGCAATGCTGCCTTGCTCTGTTATAGCTGGGTCTTTTATTGCATCCATAATAGCTTCTAAAGCAACAATGCCATCTGCACTTTCGCACATACGTTCTATTGCTGGCAAAGCTTCTTCTGGAAAAAACTTATTAGCAAAGAGAGATGCAGCTTCTATTCTAGCTTCAGAGTTGTCACCTAATCGTGCAGCTTCAGCTTCCATATCAGGCTCTTCCCCCATGCCATTCATATACATTTCAATACCCTTTTGAAATTCTTCGTGGGTATATCCATTAGCATGACAATGATCTGCCCAGTTCTTTAGCATATCACTTTCAAGAGCTTCTTCTTCATCAATAAAATCGGGGAGTTCATACTCACCAGCAGATGCTGGCACACCCTCAGATGCCTGTTCGTTAAGTTCTTCCATCAAACGATTACGAACATCGTCTTCTTTTTCACCCAGCTTTGACTCCAAAGCCTTGTATGCTTTGCCTAAATCAGCTGGATCATTAAACTTTTCTGGCAACCATTCTGGTCGTTCAGATGTTTCTGAAGTAACACTGTCAACAGTTTTTACTTCTTCAGTGGTTTCTTCTGTAGTTTCACTTACTTGATTTTCTTCCATTGTCTTTCACCTTATGTGCATGTGCCATACGAGCTTCGATCAAACCAACTAAATATCGTTGACCTTCCATATGGCGCAGTTCTTCCGTGGTTACATTTGGGCCATTTACCATTTCAATAGTAATTGATCTTAGATACTGCAAGACTGCTTGTCCTGTCGCAGAGCCAAATAATGAGGCTATATTCTCACTGATCTGTTGATCTTTTTCTTGTGGACGCTGTATCCCATCAACACCCACATTGATTTTTTTAGTCAAGCATTACTCCATAGGTTGTGGTGCTTGCGCCTGACTTTGCTGCATTTGCTGCATTAATGCAAGAATTTGTTCTCTTTCTTGCTCATCTCGTACTAGATTATCTGGTATTCCAAACTTCTTAGCTAAGTATGCTGCGGTTTCTTCTGTGTTAATTAATACATTAATAGCTTCTGGACCGAATGCTCCGTTTGCCAACTCAAGAAAACGTGACACCGCAGTAATATCCTGATTGGCTTGCGCTTGCGCTAATGGTGACACAGATCTAATTTTAACTTCTCTGCCATTAATCGTAGGAACTTCTAGTCTGCCTTGCTTTTTTAGAATATAAACAACACGTTGTAATACTGGCTGCACTAACTCTACTTGCAATCTACCAAAGGCAGAACCAATACGTCTTGATAGATCTGCCATACGTTCTGCAATCTCTGTTGCAGATGCTGGTGTTCGATTCGGATCGCCTAACATATCATTGTATAAGGCACGTTTGATATTGTTACGCATGTCACCTAAGACAAGCTGTGCCACATCAAAGCTACCAGCTGCTTGTATTGGCTGCAATCCAGCTGACCCCATAGCCTTTGGAATAATGGTGCCCGGAACGAGATTAATTGTGTCAGGGTTTATGACACCATCATCTTCCATTTGATAGATGCCAGAGATAGCCATTTGTGCATTCTCAAGTATCATCTCAACAGTAAGATTAGTTGTTTTGATTGCACTTAGTGCATTAAACAGTGGCCCTCGACCATAGACTTCACCAGCGCACTTAGACCAACGAAAACAAATAAAAGGATTAGATCCTACACCAGACATCTCTCTTTGCATTAGCACAGACTTAGTTGTTAAGCATATTGCATAATGTAAGAAAGCTTCTTCATTTATTTTTGTGTAGTTTCTACAAACTATCTCTAACACAGTTGTTGTTTGATCAGACTTATTATTAATCAAAGCTTGTAGTTCAGGGTTAAAGTTCCCTTTGGGATATAGCATTGGCAGCTGGTCAAATCGTATTTGTTTTCTTTCTCGAAAGACATGATCAATACGATCATCAGGCCCAGTGTCTAGTATGACATGAGGTAATGGTATTGCGGAAAAACGTATAGGATTGATAGCATCGCCTTCTTCGCATACTAAGACACCAGTACCAACTGCTAAGTCCATAAAAGATTCATGAACTTCTTGTGCAAAGTTTGAGTTCTGAAGTATCTCAAACACATACTCAGTAACTTCTTCTAAGTCATTATTAACAGACTCTCTTTGTTCTTTTGGAGTTTCAGATCCAGCAGTAAGGTCTGCCCATCGAGCAAAGTTTGGTACAAGACCAGACTGTAACCTCGAAGCAAACTCCTGAACACCTACAACGGCAGTCTCATCAAAGATCTTATCATCTCGTCTTTGACCAGATACTTCATAGTAAAATGACTCACGTTGCGGCAACGCATACTCATAACACTCTTCAAAAACATCAACAAAGTTTGTACGCTTTGCCTTTGCTCGTTCATACCGTTTAAGATATTCTTTTGCTACTGGATCTAAAATCATTAGAGAAACCTACTGTAATAACCTATGCCACCACCTGATGATGTTAATAAACTACGTCTACCTCTTCGACCAGATCTACCAGATCTACCTCTTCGCATAGCAGCTGCACTTTTCTTAGGTGCTTTAGACATACCAGTATTTGTAAGCTCACCTTCTTGAATAACACCCTGTTCTAGTTCAGCTTGCCTTGCTGCTTTGCCAGCTTCAGCTTCAGCAGCAGCAGCTGCACTAGCAGCAGCTTCTCTTTCAGCTTCTAACTGTTTTTGACGTTGTTCTTCTTGTTTAGCTAGTGCTTGTGCTTTTGCAGCTTCAGCAGCTTCTCTAGCTTTCTTTTGTTCCTCATCTATTCGAGGATCACGTTTCTTTCTACCGCACATAGTAATCTCCTTTATTATTTCCCTCAAAGCAGAGAAAAAGAGTTTTGGCAACGCACAATTACATTCTTGCCCAAAGTCCCTGTCTTTTTTGTTTGACAGGCTTTTTATTAAAAACATCAAAGTTACGACCAGCAATCACAGGTCTAGCTGGCTTTTGGCTATTGAGTAAAGCTCTACCCTCACCAGCACCTAGCATCATATATTGTAGGGCATCATGAATATGAGAGTACATATTTTTATCAGGTTTATCTGCATATCTTTCACCAGATACTTCCATACGTTTATATTGATAGCTACCTTCAAAACCTTTGATAAGTTGCTGACATCTTCGATCAATTAGAAATGCTGGCTTGCCCTCAACCATCTTAGTTAGCTGGGAAGAAACAGCTTCCAACCGAAGGTCTACAGAGTTCGAAGGGGCTGGGAATGCCCTCAAGCCAGCACCGCGCAAGATGTGGAAGGGAGTACTCTCATCTGTTTGCGCTCTAAAATCCCCAGCGGGATCGCCGTATATATACACCTCAGATGCTTGAGAAAATCGGGAGGAGATCTCCTCGCGCAATACTTCAGCAAACCTAACAATCCCCATATCAAAGGCCACTATCTCCGACTGGACGAGCCAGCGACCTCTGATCTTCTGCCCAAGTGTAGCCGCTGGGGTAAGCCCAAAGTCCAAGCCAACGTATAACGGTGCGCCAGCCGCGACTGCTATTTCTTCTTTGGCTATGTGTACTTCTGCTGCGAACATTGGGTATATCGGCTTTCCATCTTGGATAGTGCCAAGCCTATTCATAACATAGACATCAATCCAGCTTTTTGTTTTACCTCTTATTAGATTGTCATAATAGTTGGCAAGCATGTGCTTTTTGTTTTCAGCACTCTTGTTTGCTTTGTAATCTACTACCTCACCATCTTCATCACGCTCTTCGATCATCCCAGATGGCTGTGTAAAGAACTCCCAGTTGTCAGGCTTTACTAACATTTTTGCCTGTTCTCTTGGAATATGATCAGGGATTGGCACTTCGCCAGACATAATAGGCCACCAGTGATCTTCTTCTGGCGCGTTCGTATCTGCTATTACACCTGTCCAACTAGGGCCACCGTCACGCATAGAAGGATAACGACCAACACGCATGGTACAAGCATCAATAATAGACTTAGGAATTTCTCGTGCTTCATTAATCCAAATACCTGTTAGTTCTAATGACAACAGTTTCTTAACATCTTCTGGTCTATCTAATGCTAAGAAGATAACCTCAAGTTCTATTTCACCTTTTTTGATGTTGTGGGTGTAGGGGACTGACCAAGTAAACTTTCCCCAGTCGTTTTCTGGGAACCAGTCAAGCCATGTTTTAATAGTTGTAGTTCGTAGCTGTGGGTTTGTGTTTCGTATAATAGCCCATCGTGACTTTCGTTTTCCGTCTGGTGCTTTCTTTTGTTCCAAAGCTCTACGAAATACTTCAACGCAACACCCCACTGATTTGCCAGACCCTACTGGACCTCGAATGCCACGAAAGAAAGTATTATCTTTCATAAAACTTTTGAGGATCTCACCGTCTGGTTTGTATTTAAAATCTACCATTTACCACATCATTTTAAATGATTTTATAGGAATAAGCCCAACAGCCTCAATGTCAGCTGGGTCATCCCTATCAACTCTAC